ACCCTGCACCACCGCGGTGCCGATCTCCGCCAGCATCGTCAGGCTGGCCTTCTCGGCGTCGGTGAGCGTGCCCCAGTCGAGCTGCAGCAGGGAGGCAAGGTCTTGCGGTGTCGCNAGCATGTCGGCAGCCATCAGACCTCGCCCCCCCTCACTCACTCCGACTTGCCCCGCTTGGCCGCCTTCTTCGGCGCGGCCTTCTCCGGCATCTCCTGCTCGACATACTCGGCGTCCCCGGCGGCGACCAGGCTGGCCGCCGCCGAGTCGGCCACCTCGAACACGACGCCGTTACGGCCCCTCACACGTGCCATCACGCGCTCGCAAAAACACGGACAGCCGCCGGGCGGATCACCTTCGCGCCGTAGACGTGCAGCATCCGGACGATGTCGCTGAACGAGTCCGGGTCGCGCAGAGCCTCGACCCGCTCGATCTGGTTGACGTACGCCACCGCCGACGTGTGGTAGGCGACCGCAGTCGGCTTGGTCGGGTTAAGCAGCGGCGACTCCAGCACGGTGAAGCCGAGCAGGTTACCCAGCACACCGTTGCGCAGCTCACCGGCCGAGCCGGCAGCGTCGGCGCTGGTCAGCTTGGACGCCTCAGACAGCAGGAACCCGGCGAAGTCGGGGTTGACCACCAGGTACCGCTGTGACGCCGGCACGCTGGCCTTCGCCAGCGCGACCCGCAGCGTCTTGACCGCGTCGAACGCCTTGCTCGGCGAGTCGATGGTGGCCGGAGAGTCGCCGCCGTTGTCGTCGGTGCCCTCGCTCATCATCTTGCCGAGCACGTACGACTCGGCGTCCTCGACCAGCGCCCGCGCGGCGTCAGCGGTGACGGCCTCGAACGAGCCGGCCGCCTGCACCCGGTCCACGTCGTCGACCTTGAACGCGATCGCCTTCTCCTGGTCGATCAGCAGCGGGATCTGGGTGTCGGACAGCGCGTCCGGGGTGATCGTCCGGCCGCTGGCCTTGTAGTCCTTGACCGTCGGCGTGGTGATGCTGGTGATGTTCACCCGGTTGCCGTTGCGCGCCTCGCCCTCGTACGAGCGGTTGACCGTCGGCAGCACGACCTCGGTGGCGGCGAACCGCACCAGGAGCGCGGCCGACCAGATCTGCGGGATGAAGTTGGTGATTGCCATGTCGTTGCCCTGTCCTTTCGTGGGCGAAACTGCCGCCCACGGTTGGGCGGACTAGTTAGTGGATCTTGCCGAGGAGCTTGTCAAGCCGCCCCTCGCGGCGTGCCCGTTCGATGTCCTGCGGGCTCATGCCCACCAGGTCTTCACGGGTGAGCTGGCTCGGCGCCCCCTTCCGGACGCCACCGTCCGCTGAGCCCTGGAACCGCCGTCCGCCTTGCGCGGCCAGGTGGGGCTTCCGCTTGAGCAGGTCAGCCAACGCCTCCTCAATGGCGTCGGTGTCGACCTTGCCGTCATCGATGAACTCGTCAACGTGCGGCGCCAGCAGAGCGCGGGCGTCCTCAGGGTCGGCGAACAGCTTCGCCGCCTTCGCCTCGACCTTGTCCAGTGCCCGCTCCCGCAGCACCTCGGCCAGGACCTCCGCCCGGGCCTGCTCGCGGATCTTCTCCGGGTCCGGCTGGTCGTCGGACTTGAGCTGTGCCTTCAGTTTGGCGAGTTCATCGGCGAGCGCCTTGCGCGCGTCGCGTTCCTTGCGCCACTTCTCCTTCATGGCGTCAAGGGCCTTCTTGCCGGGGTCGCCGAGAGCCTCGGCACCCTCCGGGTCGCCCGTCTCGTCGACCGAATCCGTGTCGACGAGCTNAGGCTCGGTATTCGGGTTCTGGTCCTGCTCGGACATGAGTTGACTCCATTGCGGGGTCGGCCCCACACCCTTGCGGTGCGGGGAAGTCAGCGGATGTAGCCGTGCAGGCGCAGCAGCCGCAGAGCCTCGTCGCGGTTGCCGTTTGCCTGTCGGTAGATCTCCTCGGGCATGAGCCGCACTGGACGGCCGATGCCGCGACGGGTGGTGGCCTCGCGGGTCAGCCGCAGCCCACCGGCGGTGTACATGCCGCGCCGAGCGTTGACGACGCGGGCCATGTCGGCACCGTCCCTGATGGCCTGGGCGCCGTCCTTGCCGAAGACCCGGTCCTGCTCCTCAGGGGACATCGACTCGAAGATGGCCCGCGGGCTGGTGGTGATGTCGCCGGCGATGGACTCACGGCTCGGGATGTGCACACAGTCGCAGCGAGGGTGCCTCTGGAACCCCTGGCTCCACCGGTACCACCTCCCGGCGAGGATGATGCAGCGGGCGCAGGACGCGCCGACCGCCATCCGCACATAGCCGGTCGCCTCACGCCGCGCGGTCAACGCCACCTGGTCAGCGACCCGGCCAGCATCCGCCACCTGGGTGCGCACAGCCATGTCGAGCGTGGCCTGGCCGACCGCCAGCGCGTCACGCACAGACCGCCCTCGGTCGAGCGCGGTCACCGCCGAGATCGCAGGCTGATACAGCAGCGTGTCGAGCGCGCGGCCGTCGGACGCGACCCCCACCAAGGCCGACGGGACCAAAGCGCCGTCCGGCCGCGGGTCGATGCCCTGCTCGGCCAGCACTCGCTCCACATACGAGTCGGCCTGCTGTGCGGCGGCCNACTGGGCGCCCGTCACGACCACGACAAGCCGGCCGACTAGCGTCTGCCACGACTGGCGGATCTGGCCCGGGTCGACCTGCCGCCACAACCTCCGAGCCTCGGCCGCCGCAGCCTGGATCAAGCGTCGGCGGGCACGGTAATGCTCGAGNGCAACCTGCCAGACGGCCACGGGNTCACACCCGCTCAGGCATCCGCTCAGACAAGCCGCGGGCGATCTCGGCCACTGGGTCGCGGGCCAGCTCGGATTCGCGCATCGCCATAATCCGCGCGATCTCGGTCTGAGACAGTCCGTAGCGCTCAGCCAGCCAGGCGAACGGGAATCCGATCGCCTGCAGCTTGACCAGCGCGTCAACAAGCTGAGCCTCGGAGCGGTTCTCGGCGTCCCGCCACTGCACCACTCCGCGCCGGGCCTGCTCGGCCAGCTCACGGTTGTCGCGCACCAGCGCGCACAGCCGGAAGAACTCACGGATGGGCGGGGTGAAGAAGGTCTGCTCCTCCTTGACCTTCATCACCAGCCCAATCTCGGCGGCCTTCATACCCTCGGCATTGACGTTGACCATGCCCTTACCGAGGATCAGGTAGTGCGGCGGGGTGCGGGTCTGCGCGGCCACGTGGGTGACCGCCACCTCGATCGTGTTGGTGAACACGTCCAGTTTGGCCGCGTCCCACTGGCCGATCTTGGTGTTCTGGCCGGTCAGCCACAAGATGCGATCCTGCGCGAGCTTCTTGAGGTCAACTTCCCGCTCGCCGACCTTCTGGCCGTTCTCATCCAGGATCGGGATCTTCGGCGGCTCCTGGCCCATCACCACCCGCGCCGGCATCGACGCGAAGTCGGCGGCGCTGAACAAGTACGCCCACAGCAGGTTGATGGCGTCCTGCATCGCCATCGTGCCGGCGATCTCGCTCAACGGCTCGGCACCGAGCATCGGCCGGTTCGGAAACTCGACGACCGGCACGACTCCGAGCGGATTCGGCTGCGGGTTCGGCTCGTCTCTAATCTCCCGCAGCTTCCAGCCGGACTGATCGGTGAGCGGCACCACCAGGCCGGATGTCGACTCGTTGGCCTTCCGCTCAAACTTCCAGATCTCGCCGGGGGCGTAGAGAGTGGCGTATTCGGTGCCGTCGTCGACCCACGTCTTCAGTGCCGCGACCCGACGGCCGGGACGCTCCGGGTCGTAGCCGACGATCACCTGATCGGCGCGCTCCCACGTCGCCACCGGCTCGTCATTCTCGTCGCCCCAAACCAGGACAAACGAGCGGCCCGTGATGATCGAGTGCAAGAAGCCTTGGCTGGACTGGGCCTCCATGTCGTTGACCTGCCAGTCGCGCCACAGTGTCCGCTCAGCGTCCGAGACGGCCGGGTCGTCGTCGAGGCGAAACCCGTCCACCCGCAGCCGCTCGGCCGGCGAATTGGCGACCGGGGCACACCAGTTGTCGGCAAAGCCCGCGTATCGGGCAGCGTGGTACTCGCGCCACTTCTCGGTCGCGAACCGCAACCGCTGCTTGCCCCGGTAGTACTCCTCAGCCTGCTGTACCGCGTCTCGCCGGCTGGCGAGCTGGCCATACAGCTTTTGAACACGATCGAGGGCCTCTCCGGCAGTCAGTGCCATCCAGACCCCCTCTCACGCGCTGTAGGCGTACGAGCCGACCGTCCGCGGCCGGCGTAGATATCCGTCCAGTCCGGTCACCATCGCCGCGATCCCGTCGATACGCGCCTGCGACTTGGCCCGATCCGGCTTCACCAGTCGCAGGTTGTCCTGGCCGTCAGTTCGCGCCTCCACCACCGATGCCATCCACCGGGTAACCGGATCGCCGCCATGACGCAGCCGGCCAGCCTCGGCGCCCTTGTCCGACACGCCCAACAGGCGCAACAGCTCTTTGATTGCTGGCGACTGGCCGACGAACGTCTGCGCCACCGGCACCACGTCGACACCCTTCAGTTCGGCGTCGATCTCCTGCACCATCTGGCCGGCAAACATCCGGTCGTAGGAGATCCGCTGAATGTCCACCACCTGGCAGTCCGCCAGCACCACGTCCCGGACGCGGGCGTAGTCGATGACGTTGCCCTCGGTGGCTATCACCCAACCCTCGGCGACCCACCGGGACAGCGGCACCTGCAACTGCCGCTCCAGGTCCTCTACGCGCTCCTCCGGCACGAAGTAGCGCCAGATCATCTCCAGCTCGATGCCGGGAGTGGGTGACTCGACCCCCAGCCACCATGCCGTTAGGTCTGAGACAGCCGATAGGTCGAGACCGCCCCACGCGCGCCGGCCCTTCAGCCGGGCTAGGTCGACGATGCCGCCACAGGCGTCCCACTGTCGTAGGTCGATCAGCCGGGACCGGTCCCGCATTCGCCGATTCAGGTGCAGTCGGCAAAACGTCGGGAAGTAGGACGGGGTGGTGCGGGCCTTCTGCGCCTCCTTGCGCAGATAGGACAGCGACGGAGACACGCCCAACCCTGGGTTGGCCTTGCGCCACGTCGCCTCGTCGAACGGGTCGTCAGTGTCCTCCGCGGCCCAGATCACCCCGTAGTGCGTCGGATCGTCGACGATGCCTTCGGCGACCTTACGGGTGTAGTTGTGCTTCTCGTCGTAGATCGACCCCTCGGTCGCCTCGTCCGCGGTGGTGATGAAGACGACCAGCGGCTGGGTCCGGGCGCCCGTGCCGGTCTCGATCGCGTCCACCAGGTCGCGCCGCTTGTGGACGTGCACCTCATCGATGATCGCGCCAGACACGTTCAGGCCATGTGCCGCCTCGGCCACCTTCGACAGCACCCGGAAGATGCCGCCCGTCCTCGGCACCCGGATGACCTCGGCCAATGGCTCCACCCGGGCTCGTGCCGCCTTCGACGTGAGGCACATCCGCTTCGCGTCGTCGAACACGCGTCGCGCCTGCAGCTTGTCGCCGGCTGCGGCGTACACCTCCGCGCCGATCTCCCCATCGGCCAGCAGCAGCACATTGCCGATGCCGGACGAGATCGTCGACTTGCCGTTCTTGCGGGGGACCTCGACCCACGCAACGCGGATGACCCGGACAACCGCGTCAACCTCGTCGTCGTAGCGCACCCAGCCGAACACTGGGGCGATGACCCAGACGACCTGCCACGGGGCAAGCCCTTTGCCCAGCCGCAGCGGCAAGCCGGCCCAGCGCCCTTTGGTGTGCTTGAACGCCGCCAGCGCCCGCAGTACCTTGCGGACCCGCTCAACGTCGAACCATGCGCCCTCGGCCTGGTCAGCCTGGAACGCGACGACCAGGGGGCGAGCCCGCGCCGCCTCGTCGATCTGCTCCGGCGTCAGACCCAGCTCGAGAAGCGCCTCGCGCGGAACTGGCAGATCAGTCGAACGGGTCGTCGCCATCGTCGTCACCCTTCGGCGGGGACATCCCTGTCCGCGCCGACGGCGACAGGCCCAACTCCCGGATGTACACCTTCAGTTGAGCTCGGTACTGGCTGGCGATCGTCGCGGCGCCGTTCTTCTGCCACCCACGCTCGCCGAGCATCAGCAAGCCGTTGCGGGACAGTTCCCGCTCGCACTGGTCGATCCGGGCCACACAGACGCAGTAGTCGTGCAGCAGGTTGGCGTCCACCGCCGCCAGCCCAACAGCGTGCTTGAGCACCGGGACGACGCGGCGCCACTCCCGCCGGGCAATCTCACGGGCGCGGCGATTGACTGCCTGCTGCTCCTTGTCCCGCACCACCGGGAACGTCTCGGTCCAGTCCGGCTCCTCGAGTTCGGCCGGCGGTAGCTTCACGACCTCGGGCAGGGGCCGCTTGGCTGGGTTTCCCTCGCGCACCACCTGCAGGTACGGCTTCTTGCGAAGCGGATCAGCCACGGCTCACCTCACCCGACCAGGAGCAGTGATCAGTCGCAGGATGACTCTCAGTTACCTCGGATTGATGACTGGCGATCCGCGCAAACCCGTCGAGCCGCGGTAG